AACTGCGGTAGCGAGGCCATGCTTTTTCACATACTCAAGTACCTGCAATCAAAAGGGCATCACTGTCGTGTACTATTGCACCAAGACAAGGACATACAAACGCCATATGAGTACGATGGCATAGAGGTGTTTGGTAGCCGCGTTGCCCAGCGCGTTGATGCCTACCAGTGGGCAGACGTTGTGATCACGCATCTTGATTTTACACAGTTCACCATAGCCATGTGTATGCAGGCAAAGCGGCCGCTGGTGCACATGATACACAATGACATTACCTATTTCAGCATTGAGAATGCAGGCAGGGGGCAGCATATTGTGTACAATAGCGAGTGGTGCCGGGAAAAAATAGGCTACAGATGGCCATCAATGGTACTGCACCCCCCATGCAATACCAGCTACTACAATGTGAATGATGACCCGTCAAAGAATGAGTATATCACGCTCATCAATATGAACGAGCGCAAGGGCGGGTACCGGCTGAAAGAAATAGCTGAGGCGATGCCAGACCGGAAATTTATCGGTGTGGTAGGGTCGTACGACAACGCCGGCCTACTTGGCCTGGAACAGCATCAGATCATAGCCATGATGCCGCCAAACGTGAAAATAGTACCCAATTCACCAGACATTCTCAGCGTATATAGACAGACCAGGGTGCTGATTATGCCATCTGATTACGAGAGCTGGGGTAGAACCGCAACGGAAGCCATGTGCAACGGAATACCGGTCATATGCACGCCAACTGATGGGCTGCGCGAAAATTGCGGGCCGGCAGCCATATATGTCGGATCGCCAATATCCAATTCGGAGCCGGGAGCCGCTGCCGTAGACACCGGAACCGTGGCCCAGTGGGTGGCGGCTATAAAAAAACTGGACGCTCCCAAAACGTACCAAAAATATTCCTTACTTTGCAGAAGCCGTGCCCAGGAACTGGACCCGGTAAAAGAGCTGGAGCGTTTCGAGCAATTTTTAACTGAGGCCCGTTTTTAACCGCTATGATAAACATCATCACACTTAAGAGGGTGGCCGATATTGGCAGCCCTCCCATTACACTTTCCGAAGCCAAGGCCCAGGCGATTGTTGATTTCTCCGATGACGATACCCTTATCACCCAACTTCTTACAAAGGCTACCCGCGCAGTGGAAACGCACTGCAATATATCTATTATTTATCAACGCATTGAATTGACGGCCGATTTCTCCGGGCAATGGCAACTGCCATTTGGCCCGGTCGTAGGTATCGAATCGGTACAGACACCGGCAGGACCTACAGGCAGCGGACCGGCAGGATACACTACTGACCTGACAGGGTGGAGCGTTGATGGTGATATTTTCAATCCAGCAACCTGCAACCGGATGAAGATAGTATACACCGCGGGCGACTACTGCCCTGCTGACCTAAAGCAGGTGATACTGGAGGTGCTTGTTTTCATGTACGAGAACCGAGGAAAAACAGCAGATGCCGGTAAGCTGGAGGACATATTGGCAAAAGCGGATAGTTACAAAAATGTAGGCTGGGTATGAGCGACCTTATTGGCGATATGAATCATGTTGTAGAGGTGCTGGTAAATAATCCGGTCCAATCTGGAACGGGAAATAAAGATGCCTACACAGTGTTGCTTACGACAAGGGGTAGAAAAAAAAGAACCGGCGGAAACAGGACGCAGAACTTTTCTGACATTAACGGATATCAGGTATTTGAGTTGACCATTCGGAAGAGATCCGCGTTACAATTGACGCAGTCGATGAAGGTGCGCATTGACGGGATTTTGCATACCATACACACGTGGGATGATACCGATAAAATGTATTTAAGGATGTACGTATATCAGAAAAATGCTTAAGGGACAATTATATGGATTCGATGAGTATGCGGCATTTCTTCGCAATGTGCCGAAGGTGATAAAAGAGGAAACCGATTTTGCTTTTGATGAAGCAGCGATGGCCTGGGTGGATGGTGCCGTTCGCGCTGCGCCGGTCGATCAAGGTCGATTAAAGCAGTCTATACGAAAGGATAAAACAAAGACCGGTTACGAGGTTTCTGTTGGCGTAGAATATGCAGCGTTTTTGGAATGGGGTACAAAAACACAGGTTAAAGTACCTACAGAGCTGCAGGAGTATGCGCAGAAATTCAAGGGTGCAAAGGGAAGCGGTGGTGATGTTAAGCGCATTATTTTCGCCTGGTGCAAACGAGTTGGAATACCACCCGAACGCTGGTTTTTGGTATATCGATCAATTATGATAAAGGGCATAAAGCCGAACCCGTTTTTCTTTACTCAACGGACAGCCGTTGAGAGGCAATTGATGGGCGACCTTCAACAAATACTGGAGACGATATGAAAGATACAATGGCGATATTTCGGAGTGCGGTTGCTTCACTGATTGAAGGAAATATTATTGTTGACGGAAATGTTGTGCCTGTCTTTGATAAAAAACGGCGCGCAAATGTCCCATCTGGCTTATATGTCATTCTTGGAACACAGCGCGAAAGCGATGCGCCTCAAACATCTGAAACGTTCATAACAGATTCGGAGCTGGATATTGAGATATGGCATATCACCGACTACGAGGTTTCGAGCGCCGCCATTGACAGCGTTTCGGATCAATTGCTGAAACTACTTATGGCGCTACCAGACGCGGATAATATGCCTGTGCAAAACCTGTTTCAAATATCTGGTGTTCGCCGGGTATCATCTGTTTTTCAGGAGTTCTCGATCGGTCCGACCGACACGGTGTTGAATAAAAACATTACCATAGCTGCCACTATAGTTCAGCAAAATCCATAATTTTAACTAAAATAAAATAAAATGTCTGTCCCTACTACCGTACAAAGCAAATCAGTGCCGTTGCTGATATCAACGGATGGCGTGTCATACAAATCAATTGTATGCAAGCGCACATTTAATTTTCAGGCCACCAAAGCGGTCAACAACGAAGAGACCGACTGCGGCATTGAAAAAGGTCTTGGCGCGATTGACTGGACGATGGACTTTGAGGGCGTGCTCAATACAACGCCTAACGGAGCAACAGAAGCCAGCTTCGCCGAGGTTGCACAGCATTTCCTCAACGATGTGCTGCTGTATGTAAAAACGCAAACAGGTGATGGCAGCGGAGGAAATATGTATATATCCGGCCGCGCGTACGTTACCGATTTTGCTACACAAAACAGTGTTGGTAATCTGCAGGCCTTTACCGCAACGTTCAACGGCGTTGGCGATCCTGACTTTACTGTGTAATTATGGCAAGTATTCAAACGTTACCGAGGAATAAGTTTATCATCACCCTGGATGATGGTTCAGTTATTAATGGCCAGTATGGAACGTGGGCGTATAAGCGTTTTTGCGAGAAACGCGGCGTAAAGCTTCCAGAGGCCATTGAGCAACTGAAATCATATGAGCTACACCAGGATATGACGGTGCTTACCGACTATATTATGTCAGCCGTTGAGCAATCATTTTATGAAAAAAACGATACTGTTTTTCCATATAAAGAGGTTCATCTTTGCTCATGGATCGATGAGCTTGGAGGTGTCGGAAGCGCCAACTTCACTAAACTTGTCAATCCATCGGAATCTGATACAGGCGATGAAAAAAAAAGTCAGGAAAATCCGCCGATTGGCCAGAGCTAATGCAGATAGCGGCCAGCGCCGGAATCGTTGGTAATCACTTTTGGCAGTGCACGATGGATGAGATACTGGCCGCTCACAGGGGACGCGTTGACGAATGGCGGGTTCTTCGTGCGCACGCCTATCAGCTCACCCTGGCGCAGGGTACTATCAAGAATCCGCCGTCAATTGACAAGATGTTTCCATTGCCTTATGACGAAGAGGATCAAATGGATGATTCAGATTGGGTTACTTCATTTTATAATCAAGCAGTAGCAGAAAATGGCTGGCAATAAATTATCGGCGGCGATCGATCTTGATATAAGCGCATTGGAAAAAAATGCGGCTATTGCTGCGGAAATTATTTCCGGTCTTAAAAGCAAGATGAACGCGGCGTTTTCCGGTGGCGGAGAAAGCGCAGGAGAATCTTTTGGAAAGTCTGCAGCAGCTGGATTTGAAAAAGCGGAAAAGGCCGCCGATGATGCAAAAAAATCATTTGAACAGGCGGGGGATGCTGCAGAATCGGCAGCTGAAAATATAAATAAGCCCGGAAACTCATCCGGCTTCGAAAAGGCAGAAGCCGATGCTAACCGGTTCACAAAAACACTGGGCGAGCTGCAGGCCCAGCTAAAACGATTCGAGGCTGGTTTAAAAAACGCCACCAACCAGCAGTCGTTTGATCGCATCAATCGAGCGATAGATGCCACGAAACAAAAAATAAACGCACTTAATACCGGGGGAACGGAAAAATTTGTCCGCGGTCAGCGCGAGGCCGGACAGGCGGTGATAGATTTCAGCCGCATAGTGCAGGATGCGCCATACACTGTATTATCTGGTAACATTTCGGCTATAGCCAATAACTTTGACCCGCTTATCCTTTCGTTTCAGCGCGCAGGAAGAGCCGGAGGTGGCTTTACAGGGGCATTGAAGGCAATAGGGTCATCTCTTGCAGGTGGCGCAGGCCTTGGCCTGGCCGTGTCACTGGTAACGTCCAGCCTTGTTTTATTTGGCGATAAATTATTTGGCGCATCAGCCGCAACAAAGGCGGCCAACCAGGCTATAAAAGAGCTGGCTGAAACGATGGCCAAGGACTTGACGCAACTCACTACACTTGTTGGGTTGGTGAGAAATGTAAATGCCAGCCAACGCGACCGGGAAAACGCATTAAAGGCCCTTAACCAGGAGTATGACACCTATATCAAAAATCTTGGACTTGAGGCATTCAACCTGAAAAATATTCAGCAGAACTACGATGCCGTTACCGAAAGCCTTTTACGGCAGGCGGTGGTAAAAGGATTGCAGGCAGAAATAACGGCTGAGGTTGAAAAAACTGCTAATGCGCTGATAAAGCTTAAAAAACAGCAGCAGGAGGCAAGGATCGAGGTAAAGAAAACTGTAACCGAGGAGCAAAAAGATAGCATACAAAAACAGCAGCTAACCGCTGACCTGCAGGCGTATAGAAGAGGGGCGCAAGACGGAGCAATTGCCACGGCAAAATTATCAACACAGACGGCCGATTTCGCTGTGGTGGAAAAAAGCCTGCGCGACCAATTAAAGCAAACGCTTTCTCCGCTGCTGACTATTACAGATAATTTTGCCGATCTTGGCATAAAGCTGGATGATACAAAAAAGAAGGGGAAGGATGTATTCAAGGATACGATTGATGAAGCAAAAGCGCTGGCCGATTTCCTTGATAAAACAACAATACGCCAATTCAAATTTGAAATAGATCCAAGAGATAGCGAGCAGAAAACATTTGAACGGGCGAAGGAATTTATAAAGCGTGCGCTCGATCCGCTACAGCGTGAAACATTTCCGATTAAATTAGGATTCAACGCAGAGTATCGTCTTGATATAAAAGCTATCAACCAAGACGCTGTTAAGTTCTTCGAAAAATTACCCGCGCAGACGATAGACCTGAAGGAAAAAGTAGAGAAGGAAATTGAGGCACTTACAAAACGTAATCCGATACTAATCGCTTTTGATGCACAGATAAAGGCAGCAAAAATAAGGACTGAGCAAATTGCTCAAATAGGTAAGCAGTTGCAGCAGGACCTGCAAAGCTCGTTGGCCGGTGCAGTGCAAGGCCTTGGTGACGTACTTGGAAATGTTCTATCTGGTCAGGATATCGGCAGCGCTATCTTTGAAACACTTGGCAGCCTAATACAGCAGATAGGTCAGGCGTTGATTAAGTTTGCAATTGCCCGTGCTTTACTTGACAAGGCGCTGAAAAACCCGCTTATCAGCCCTGCAGCGGCTTTTGCACTTGGTTTTGCAGCCGTAGCGTTAGGTCAGGTAGTGAAAAATATTCGGCCAGCCGGTGCGCGTGCGCAGGGTGGCCCCGTATCTCCAGGACAACCAATCATTGTTGGCGAAAAAGGAAAAGAAGTATTTGTCCCATCAACGGCAGGACGTATTGAATCAAATAGCGCAATTTCAAACGGATTGAACGCCAGTGGCGGTGCATTATCGGTAAGCGTTGGAGGGCGTTTTGTATTGGAAGGGACTACACTCGTAGCAGCGGTCGCTGCCGTTAATCGTTCACAAAACAGACTTAGCTGATGAAGCCGGGAAGAGTATATAGAATGAGCTGGCAAACACAAAGCGTGCCGTCATCTATAGGCGGGGCCGATCGCGTTGCGTCTCAAAACGTATTGGTGCAGATATTCGATTACGGGCAAATGGTTTCTGATGATTCACCGGTTAGCTATATAGACCTGCAGGCCGCAGCAGATCCGTTAGAGATATCAGTCATTGATAATGATGAGACAAAATTTAAATCAATTAGAGCCAAACAAGCGCGGATAAGATTTTACAGTGCCACGAGCGAGGGTATTGATTTCTCTTTATTCTCAAACGCATACGATAATCAATTCTATGTTTCAATAACAACTGGCGGGGGCGGTGTCGTTTTCCTTGGATATCTTGTTTTACCAGATAATCAAATGCCGTTTCTTCCGGAGCCGCAGGTGGTGGAGCTAACTGCATCTGATCACCTTGGCGTTCTGAAAGATACGGCGCTTGTAGATGATGACGGAGAGAACATACAGGGCAAGTATAGAATAGCTGATTTGATAAAATTATGTTTGAAGCAAACAGGACTATCTCTTCCAGTAAACGTAATCAATAATTTAAGAATTGGAACAGGCAGCCGGTCCGGATCAAACGTTGTTTTTGCTGCATCGGATAGTAGTATTACCGTTGATTTTTATATTGGTTTTTTTTATGTTGGCCAGCGGTTAGTTGTATCTGATTCGGCTTCGAATAATGGCACATATACAGTCAATTCAATTGTAAGCAGCACAAAAATAACAGTTGCTGAATCGTTAACAAATGAAACAGCAACTATATACAATGTGACGTTCACGGACGACAGCAGCGATGGGCATTTTCATGACAAGGCGTATATTGATGCAAAAACATTTGAGGAAAGTATAGGCGTAAGCGTTAATTGCTACACGGCTATTGAACGAATATTAAAAGACGATTGCACTCTATTTCAGCATTCTGGTGAATGGTGGATAGTTAGAATTGACGAGTACGATGATAACGGATTATACGTAGCAAAATTTAACGCTGACGGAGAAATCATACAGGAACCAACGTTAACGGATTTTTATGTCAATATAGGTTTTTCAAACAGCGTCATTTTTGCTAACGCAAACCAACTCGTAAGAGCAAACCGACCGCACAAATACGTGCGGGATGATTTCAACTACATTAATCCGATTGAAATAGTTTGCAATGTTGATTTTTCAAGGGGTATCGGATCATCCGCTGACCCAACACAGGAAAACCAGTCTATTGATTACCAATTGGAATGTTGGGATTTTTTACGCGAAGGTAGCATAGGAACTATTGATGACATTGATCAGTCGCCTTATGGAGATTCTTATGGAGTGCTTACAAAAAGATATGAGTTCGGGTACGAAAAAGAAAGATATCTGCGTAGCGACATAGAATTATACAGACATTATTTCAAATCTCAGCCATTACCCGTTTCATCCGGAGACAAAGTAGAAGTTGGCGTATCATTTCGTTTTGCAAATAATCCATCTGTAACCAACTGGTACCCCGTTCATGTAATGATTGTAGGAGATGATGGCTACTACTATATATGGGACTACGACTCTGAGACAGACTTAAGTTCATGGCATCAGTTGACAGGATCGGATCCGTGGTTTTCTTATAATTTCAGATACTTGTATACATCAGTTCCAGCAAATGAGTGGGCTAATATATCGGCAACGTCATTAGAATGCCCGGCGGACGGACAATTGTATATTCGTTTGGTATCAGAGGGCCTTTCCGGGTCTGGCGGACTATGGTTTTCTAATTTGAACGTAAACTATATTCCAAAAATAAACGGCTCATTTCAGCGTTACTCCGGCCATTACAACGCCGTAACCAGGACCGATGCCGGGTATTTGGCCAACAGAAAAGAGGATGTGCAAATAGGTGATGCGCCACGCCCGATCATCAAAGGAGCTATCTTTTTTCAAAATGGGGATGCCTACAAAATCGCGCCCGTTTTTTACCCGGCGGCTAAATACGGTATTACCGGTCAGCCATCTGCCAGTCAAATAAAGCCATACGGCTGGCATCAGATACAGGCGGTATGGAATCAATATCGAGAGGCTTACACTATATTATCAGGTGACCTGTGGGGCCTGCCAGCCTCGTGGCCGGACCTTCACAACGTTTTTTCACTGACTGACCCGTCATCACTTACCGGGAACCGGTATTTTATGTTAATTTCGTTCAGCCAGAATTGGAAAACAGGTATCTGGTCAGGAACGTTTGTGGAGGTTTTCAACCCGGACAATCCTAAAGTATACAATACCCCATTTGAGTTCAAATATATAAGCGATGGCCGTAATTAAAGGAAAAAATAGTATCACTTCGCTAAATCCAACGGGGGTTCCGACTGATCCGTTTTATCCTGTTTTTTGCGCCAAGACGTTTACCTTCACAATTAACCAGGAGGAAATAGAGGTAACGAATATGGGCAGTGGAATAAACAAAGATTTTCTACCCGCGATGAGTGATGCGACTGTAAATGTTCAGGGCATCATGGAGATTGATAATAGTGGAGGGAATATATCTATATTGTATCTGATGCAGCAATCTGTTCGCCGGCGTGTACATCTCATGCGAACATCATTCACCGACGATGATGGTAATGTACAGGTGATGACCTATTATGCTTTTTATAAAACAGGATCAATAACAAAGCAAACGGGATTTTACAATACATCGTCATTGGAAATGCGCGTTACGGGAACCGTTTCGTTTAGCAGCACAATACCTACACCTGAAGATCCTATATGTGAGGTACAGGAAACGCTGCAGTATACATTGAATGATGGCTCTACATCTGTTGTAATATCTGAGTTGACAGAGGATGGAGCTGAAGCGCTTTGGGTATCTCGTGAAGGAACTATATTTAGAATCGTATCAGGAGTGCCAGGCAATAGAGAGGTAAGTATTGATTACGATACCGGAACGCTTACGTTTTTATCACCCGGCGCGCCAGATGGAGAAGGCATTGAAATAGGTTGGCAAATAATAGCATGATATGTCTTACATTACAAGAAATTTTGTTTTACCTCCTGGCGTATATCAGATAACGTCTGCGTTACTTGCGTTTACGGATATACACATGATCAGCAGACAGGGTGTTGTACATAGGCGTGTATCATCTGATCCTGCAGGCAGGCAGTTTGTTCATGACGCTTCAGCTGGTAAACTGATATTTGGCGTACCAGGAAACCCAATACCGCCAAGAGAAGAGGGAGGCGGAATGGAGACCGTTCAAGTAACATTTAAAAATATATGAAACGGATACTTTTTATTTTATTAATGATCTGGTCAGTTGCGCAAGCGCAGACGGCACCAAGTAACTACACAAACATAAATAGCCGCTACCAGTGGTTAGCTGGTCGCTTTAAATCACTTGCATTACCGGCAGGTGACACGGCATTTGCTTCCGGTGAGTGGCCTATTGCCGGGTCTGTAAAGTATGATAGTACAAAGGCGTCAGGATTTCGTTTTTGGGTATGGAATGGAAGCGCATGGGAAAATGTTGGATCTGGCGGATCAAACGCCTCAATTTATTATAATGATGGCACAATAGACAGTATCAGAACTGTTACCATTCCATACGGTACAAGAATCAGCTGGCGGGCAAATGGAGCTGGATATGGGCTCGATAGCCAGAAACCTCCATATTGGCACTATTCACTAAATGATACAATCGCAAATAACACGTACAGCTCGGCTGGAGGAGCAGCTATTTGGGAACGAAACGCTTTATTCACAACTAGCAGAAGGCAGTATCACAAAGGATTTGATTTTATAAACAGATGGATGACGTCTGACTCGACTCGATTAGAAAGTGTTGGCGGCGATTATGCTTACGGTTTGAGGTCTGAACGCGTCATGACAAGGGAGTCATCCGATGATACTAGAAGCGTGTGGGCAGGTCCTTCTTCGAATGATTGGGACGCCGCACCAAACCTTATTGCCTGGGACGTACACAAACGACCTACAGGGCATAGCGCCTCACAAAGATCAAGAGGTTGGTGGGCCGGAATTAGCTCATATCTATACATGGAACCAGTCCTTGATACAGTTGACGGATGGATAGGGTTTATCGATATGAGTAGGTTAACAAGCTCTAACAAAGTGAATAAGTATATCGGTTACTGGGCAGGTGGCGGCTGGTATAGTGACGGAAGAGTTGATAGTGTTTTTGGGTTTTATTCCCGTTATGCAGGCGTTAGAAATCACTTTGCCGGGCCTACCGGTTTCGGTCTCAACAACACAGGGGCTACAGCCAATGTCGATATACTTGGCACTATGCGGCTGCGTGAGGGCAATCAAGGCGATGGCAAAGTGCTTACTTCAGACGCCAATGGATGGGCTACCTGGCAGACGCCGGCTGCTTCTGGCCTGTTCGGTCGTTCGGATGCCAGAAACAGTACCGGCAGCTCACTCGCTTTTAGCAATGCGGGACAGGATTATTTGATCGATTCGATTGCCAATGAGACAAGAAACTATATAGCTAACTCTGGCAGAACAGGGTCGTTTGCTGCTTACGGTAATGGATTATCCTACGAGACAGCAAACGGATCAATTGTTACAGGAATATCTGCAGACGGATCGGCGGGTATACAACTTTATCACGGAAGAAACAGCGATGGAAGAAACCTTGGTTTTCAAATCACAAATGATGCTACTTTCCGATTGTATTACGGTGGAGGGTATTCGTTGAAAGCCTCTTCTTTGACTGCTTCAATGCGGTTTCTGGCGAGAGACACAATTACTGGAAATGTTTATGATTATACAGGATCGCTATCCGGAGGCACGTCCAACACCAACGCCGGCAGCGGATACCGTTGGCTGAAGCCGGCGGGGCAGGAAATTAAAACAGTTTTTGGTGGAGGTGTTGTGTCATTAGACAGCGCTGCGAATACAGACGCGTTGACTGTTTATGCTAATGAGGAAAACTACGAGGCTTATGCTGCTTTAGGGGGAGGAGTAAAGGCCGCTGCTATAGACATATTACCAACACAAGCGACTTCAGCAGCCACATTTACAGATTCTCAACTTAGAATTGTAGCGCTATTTATTAATAAACCTCAAACGCTTACAGGCGTAAAACTTTGGGTTAGAACTCAGGGGAGTTATACAGGCGATCAAAACAACAAAGTTGGCCTTTATTCCTATTCCGGAGGTACGTTGACGCTTGTAGCCAGTAGTACTAACGATGCCGATCTGTGGAAGGCATCCGCAAATACTTATCAGTCTATTCCTTTTAGTTCAACATATGCGGCCACTCCGGGTATTTATTTTGTGGCCACGCTTTGGAATGCTTCGTCCACTACAACCGCACCAGCATTTGGTGGGGTGACGCTTACAAATGCCGCAATGGCCGATTTAGGCTTTTCAAACTCGGCTAAATTATACGGGTTGGTCAATACACAAGGTGATCTCCCCAGCACATTAGCCATGTCATCCGTAACCGCTGCGATTAGTCCAGCATGGGTGGGCGTTTATTAAAACAAAAAATGAAAGCAAATGAAATATCTGATCTTCTTATTAAGTCTTATCCTGCCGGCCACGCTGCTGGCGCAGACACAGTGGATAGATGCCACGGGCGATACTATCCGCGTAGTTTCAAAAACGGGCACGGCCACAGCTGCCGCACCAGGTGTGATTGGTGTGAAGGATAGCATTGTGCAGTTTACCGTGAAGGTTCCGGTAATGGGGACTGTTCAGATACCATACAGCTATAAGTACGATACTGTAGTCGTAATCAAAAAGCAGACGACTACACAGCCACCGGTAGTGACCGATCCTCCACCGGCCACCGGCAGCGGGCAGATGTTTGCGTTCTCAGTCACTCAAAAAACATCTTCACAACCCTGGCTCATGCCGTTTGGCGGTGCCGAGCAATGGAATGATCAGAACTTCGCGGCCAGCTCTGTACGAAAATTGGACAAGTATTTTCGTTTCAGCTGGTCTATGTTTGAAAGTGGCCAGGGTGTATATACCTGGACCAAATTTGACCAGGAAATCAATGACGCCATCAGCAAAGGACAGAAGTTCTCTTTCGGCATTATGACTCACTATCCCGATGCGGTATCTCCGCACCGTTTGAACTATGATGGCGGTTACTCCGTTTATCCCCAATACCTGCACAACCTGATGCAGGCAGAATCGGTAAAAGACTGGAAGGCTTACAACGGTAGCTGGGTACCCAACTGGAATAGTGAAGCTTATCTGAGCCGTCTGCTGGCACTTAACCAGGCTGTCAACAATCACATCAATACAACCTCTTACAATGGGGTAGCCTATAAAGATGTGATCAACTACATCGATATCCGAGGCTATGGCGCTTTTGGTGAGTGGCACAGCTATACGATAGCAGATCAGATGGGTCAATATCCTGCCGGCACGAGGGCTACCCTGGCCACCCTGCAGCGAATTGTAGACGCCCATGTAAAAGCATATCGCAATTTCCCACTGGTTGCTCTCATCGCAGCCTTTGACTGCAACACATTTGCCAACACGATGAACCCACCGGAAATCGCTGCATATATCCTCACGCAAAAAAATGATTGGGGGCTGATAGGCTATCGCCGCGATAACTGGGGAGACGCAGCCACCTACTACGATGCCATCACACTCAACAACACAAGGACGGTGAACGGTGTGAACATTGGGTCAACGATAAAAGAGCGTTGGAAATATGCACCAGTTGTAGGTGAGCCGTGCTGCTCATCTGACAACTATGCCTCTCTGAAAGCACAGGTGCAGCGGCATCATGCGGTTAGTATTGGTAATGGCAACTATTCCAATAACTCGACCGCGCAGGCCAACTACCTGGCCGCTGTATCAGCTGCCGGTCATAAGGTTAGCATTTCCGGTGGCTCGTTCAAAGACGGTGTTATCACTGTAAACTGGACCAACATAGGCCTGACACCGGTATATGAGGCCTTCGATACCTGGTTCGAGCTGCGCCAGGGGGACGTGGTGAAATGGTCCGGAAAGTCATCCAGCAGCATCACCATGCGGTTGCCCGGCACCTGGTCAACTACCGACACGTTCACAGGCCTTCCTGCCGGAGATTATGAGCTACACGTAGTAGTGAAGAACGGCCAGCGGGGATATCCGCTGGGGATCACCAGCAGCAGGGTCGCCGTGGTGAAAATATAAAACGTTCCGGTAACGTTATCCGGATATATGTATATGTCAGAAATTACTATCGGAGAAAAAAGGGTACGGACAGAGTTCAACCCCTCCAATCAAAGTATCGTTGATCAAATCAAGCAAAAAACTGCGGAATTGATCAATCTCGTTGAGGGCATCAAAGATAAAGACCCACGTCTCGGGTCGTTGGCGCAAACAGCCTATGAGGAAGCAGCGATGTGGGCGGTGAAACTAGCCACTGCCTAATAAAAAAACCCCTGTAGAAACAGGGGTCGCAACCAAAACTAACTGCTTATGAGATAATGATCAGATGCCACTAAAATACAAAAAAAATGGAAAAGTTGCTACAGTTTATCAATTCTATTGATTTTATTCTGGCCGCGGTCATGCTGCTTGGCGGACGTATTATCTCCGGCTATCACTTTGGCCGACTAAAATCACGGCGTACAAAGTTTCTTTTATTCTCTCTTTTTACCGGTCTACTTTACGTAGCGGCAACTATTTTTGACGGCGAGACGTTTGCCGGAAGGGCTACGAATTTCCTTATTACTTTTTTGTTTGTCAACACTTTCTACAGCCTGCTTTTTAAACGACTCTTTGAGTACGTAGAAAGTATTTTCCCTGCACTGAAGGGACCCGCTGCTCGAGACCAGGACGATGACGAAGGCCCGGGCAGCAATCCAACTAACCCTCCTCCTCCTCCCCCAGGCACATGAGGAATGCATCTGCCATATTAATTATAGCCGCGCTTGCCATTGGGGAAACGCACAGCTGGTTTGACAGGTACGATATGCCAAACGTAAATTGGATAATCGACCGACCTACACCTATGTGGCTAACTTGGAATATAAAGTATGCCGAAGGGCAACTACAATGGATACTTATAGCAGTGGCCGGGATGGCGCATAGAAAAACACGTTTTAATAATGCTGCATGGGGAATGTTTGTTTGTTATACTATTATCGATACTTTGTTTTACTTTTATAATTATAAAACACACGGATACGCGGCAGTATATCCGCTTTGCGTTGTGGCATTTTTAACGGCATATTTTTTGAATCGGAAATGAAAAGAGAAATAACGCTAGGGCAATTATTATCTGTAGCCGTAAGTGTGGTAATTGCACTTGCAACCGGGTGGATCACGCAAAACAATAAAGTATCCAAGCTGGAAGAAAAAGTAATGATACTGCAGCAACAACAGGCGCAGCAGGCGGAGGCAAACGAAAAAAAGTTTGATAAGATAGATAAGACGTTATCTGATATTCAAAACGACACACGGTTAATATTGATTAACCTGGAACGAAAAGCAGATAGAAAATGATTATCGTAAAAAATCATCACAAAGAAAATGCTCCGCTATACTTGTTTATGTTAGCGGTGATTGCGTTTATCATATATATGTTTTTAGCATGAAAAAAACCTCCCCGCCGCTTATGCGAACCAAGGGGAGGTAGCGAGTAGAATCTACAAAAAAACTACTCTACATAATTGTGCATTATCTTTTTTGCAATTTTTATGTATTCAAAATACTCCTCTTTTTCAGATTCGCTGTAGTCATTTTCATCTCCTATTTCAATGTAATTTGACTCCCAATCCGAAATTAATCTTTCTTCGCATCCTATTTTCAAATAACCAGGCTTAGGAATACAAACAAAGTGTTTTGTCCCCTGTATTTGAAGTGGTGATTTTTCAAATTTTCCACCGGACACCTTCGCATTGCCGTACACCTTCGCATTGCCGGACACCTTCGCATTGCCGGACACCTTCGCATTGCCGAACACCTTCGCATCGCCGGACACCCACGCATCGCCGGACACCCACGCATCGCCGGACACCAGCGCATCGCCGAACACCTTCGCATTGCCGTACACCAGCGCATCGCCGGACACCCACGCATCGCCGGACACCTTCGCATTGCCGGACACCTTCGCATCGCCGGACACCTTCGCATTGCCGGACACCTTCGCATTGCCGGACACCTTCGCATTGCCGGACACCAGCGCATCGCCGGACACCTTCGCATTGCCGGACACCAGCGCATCGCCGAACACCTTCGCATTGCCGTACACCAGCGCATTGCCGAACACCCACGCATCGCCGGACACCTTCGCATTGCCGAACACCTTCGCATTGCCGAACACCCACGCATCGCCGGACAAATTATCTTCTTTTTCGATATACCCACCTTTGGCTCCGGCGGTGCCCCATTTGCAACCAACAATTAATTCTAATTGAAATAACTTAACTCCGTTTTCGCTGACAATAAAATCATTTGTTAGCTTCCAAAACTTTTGCATATTGTAGATTTTTGATGAAAAACAAATATACGACAGTAGAAAACACTAGTAAAGCGTAGAAGTACTCGATTTTTTGTACTTTCGATAAATGAAAATACTACTACCTCTTCTGACCATTGTACTGTTTGCCTCCTGCAGGTCTACCCGCATCGTTGATCGGGTGCAGGTGAGGTACGACAGCACTGCGATACAAAACGAGCAGGCGCTGCAAAAGGAGCTACAGGCAACTACGCAGCGATACGAGCAGATGATGGCCGATTCTTCTGGTACGGAGATAGTCTTTTTAAAAGACACGGTTGTAATGCCCGGGCGGGTAGAATACTACCCTGACGGTCGATTGAAATCAGTAGAGGGGCAACTACAAAGCGTCAGGCAGACGCTGAAAAAATCAGAGACGCAGTTATATGAGTATGCGGATACTATCGCCACGCTCAGAGAGCAATTAAAACAGGCTACTATCAGCGTGCGCGTTGAAGAGCGCATAGTAAACAAGGAAGTAAAAAGATATCCGTGGTGGCCCATGTTATTGGCGCTGGTGGCTGGGTGGATAGCCAGGCGACACTGGCCCCGCATTCGGTCCATATTATTCAAACAAAACACACTTAATATGACACCTCTTTTTTTACTTGGATCATGGCCGATTGGCCTGCTGCTGCTTTTCGGTGCAGTAATCTTTTTTTACTTTGCCAACAAGGCGCATAACTCTGGTAGTAAGTGGCAGGACCAGCGCACCGGGCAGTGGTTCTTCGACAGCCGCAAAGTGCCCTATACACAGATAGGTCAGTTCTGGTTCTCGATGATATGCGCTGTATGCTTCGTAATATATTTGATCATTCAATACCTTGAATCATGAGCACAGCGTTATATAAAAAATATGGCCTGCCAGGTCAGGCATTCCTGAAAAAAAATATGGTCATGTTGGACCTGCCTGCGGACATTGCAGCTGCATTGCCTGTTGTGCCAAAGCGTTTGTATATCAACAATGCGCTAATTACGCCATTAGAAAACGCGCTGCGTTGTCTGATCATTCGTGGTAAGCATACGGAATTGAAGACCTGGGATGGTCTCTACAACAATAGGCCAATACGCGGGTATGAGAAAAAATACGCTGCAGCAGTTGCATCCGGAAACAATGAGCTAGCTGGAAAATATCTATCATACCACGCATGGGGAACGGCCATTGACGTAAATGCAGCATGGAATGGATTAGGAAAAACGCCCAGTCTTTCTGCAGGATTTGTAAAGTGCTTTACCGATAATGGATTTATATGGGGTGGAAACTTCGCCCGAAAAGATGGCATGCACTTTCAATTAGCAGACGAGTATATCTAGCCCCATTGGGCTGCCATAGCGTTCGCTATTCCGGCATAAGTTTTCGATCTCATCTTTGCTCTTTCCGAAGAAGGCGGCATCTTCCATATTCGACCTTCGCGCCCTTCAACGATATTGGTCGGCTGGAGTAATGGCAAGCCTTTCATCCATAGACAAGTGGCCTTTGTTTCTCCGTGACCAAACTGCCACGGTTGTATGATTTGGTCTGGCTTGCGCCAGATGCTGCTCATAATTCCAACTGGGTTTTCGATCGCTATCCGGCCAGAGTAAGTGGCGAACTGCATGAAGAAATCAATGCTTTTTTGCTGCCTTCCATCGGCCCGTTTTTCCGGAAACCACCTGGCCCCGCTAACCGCAAGGTCGGTGCATGGCGGAAATGCGATTACTAAGTCCCAATGATTCGATAACTGCTCGATTGCATCCCCCTGTATATGCCATTCCGGATACCATCCGCTGCATGGCAATATATCGCAGCTGTACGCCTCATGACCTTTTTCTCTGAAGGCACAACACACTACCTAGCTTTCTTCGCATGCTACAAGTACTTTCATTTTTATTTTTTTACCAGCACCACGCATTTCTGCGTAATGCCAAGTGATTGTAATAATTATCCGGCACCGACACAAACAGTATGTTATCGTGTTGGGTCATATTGTCGTCGGGGTTGTTTTAAACCAATCTGCGTGCGGGTCATTTTCCAGTTGCTTTGCCGGCGCAATGTTTAACATTGGGTTGCCAACTATTGGCATTGCTTCCGGCACTTTTCTCCTATCAACCAGATTCCCATTAGGCATTATACCCACATAGCCTTCAATGTTGGCGTTGTGTATTTCAATCATATTCTCTCGCCCAGCTTCTTTTAGTTTCTTAATTGTTTCTTCTGAAAGCGGTTTAAAATTTGCCATCTCTTTTATTTTTTAGGTTGATTAAATCTTTCTGCAATCCAGTCGTACATTTCAAAAGCCACACGGCGTTCGACTTTCAATTCTCCATCCCATTCAGGATATTCGGTATTCACCCATTCCTCCGCCTCCTCCCGTGTAGGCAGGCAGGGGTATAGGGTGGATTCGTCGAGCCATTCAACAAGATGAGCGTTATTACTTGTGATAGCATGATATGCCGCCCCTGATGATAATGGTAATTTTGTTTCTGCGTCCCTCCAATGCGCTTTACCGTATTCAGGTGGGAGTATTTCACTGGCCTTCACCCACCTTTCGCCGCAGGGCTGGGGACTGCTCACCCCGCCAGCTGGAGCCAGCGAGAAACCCATCTTCAAAACCTCGCTCACGTTGCGGCCTAACCTCTGGGATATACCCATCAGCATATTCCTTGGCTGCGCGTATCGCAGATTCCTTCAGTCCCTCCCTTTCAACAGGGGCGGGTGGGGTATGTTCGATATATGCTTCCCACGCGATCCTGGCGTTATATTGCGCTTGTGTTTCATCGATGCTGTTACCTTTTACTTTCAAGTAATTTTCCGCCGCCTCGCAGCGTTCCTTCCAGTATTGCTCTTGTGTCATGGGTGTTTTGTTTTTAGTTTGTCCTAATTCAATTTCGTATTCACGTTCTTTGATTTGCCGAAGCAGGTCGTTTCGATGCTTGGTTTTAGAAACGGTTTTAAGTTTTCCCTGCAACCACCTAATCTCATTTCTGAGATTTATCTTTCGCTGCTCTGATACAGGTATCACTTTATCGCTCATACTCCCTCCTTGCCCGTAGGGGCGGTTAGTCGGTAGTTATTCTTAGAGATCGGCGTCAGCACGTACAGGCGCGGTGGTGTGTTATCTTCCATCTCTAATAAATTTTAAGTATCTCAAAAGTTGTTGCTGCTCTTCGGGAGTTGTCTCAACGCCTAATTTTATTATATCTCCTAAGACTTCAATTATACCAGCATGCCAGAGCAATAAATCAAGAGCGGTTCGGTATAATTGTGCCAACTTATATAGGACTTGCACAGAAGGCATCTTTATCTTCCCGTTTTCAAGCTGGCTCAGATAAGCATTTGAAATACCTACAGCATCTTCCACTTGTCTTAGCGTTAAGCCATATTGTTGTCGTAGCTCTTTCAACTGGTTACCCAAATCTCGATCCATATCTCTTATATTTTGTCCCCCACCTATAGGCGGGGAGGGGTTAAGTAGTTATTTCAAATAATAATTTAGTTTGAGTAGGGTGTTTATCTATTCGCTTGCGTGACGGAACCGACCAACTACCTCCCCCACGTTCACCTATTAGAGTCCAGCCAGATGCTTTCAATGATACTCCAGATTCTGTATTTAGGATGTATGTGATCAGTTTTCTATACCCCAAATTTTTGCACACCCGCCAAGCTGCTGAGTATAATATGCTACAAGTATTTTTTGTTCCATCCGTACAAAGCCTTGTAACCTCAGCCGTGTACCCGTCCTGTAATTTTCTTGCAACCGGCCTACCAACTACAATAACGCCAACAATTTCGTTAACCTCGATTTCCTTTCTACTATTAATTTCACACGCTTTATAATATGCTTTGCAACAAATTTGAAAAATAGAGCCAACAGGCCGTCTATGATGACGATGGTGCAGGCTTATATAGTTAAAAGCTGCTTTCTGAAATATTGGCTCAATTGATAGTCTCAATTTTCATTCCCCGCCATTGCCCCGGCAGGGGGGTAGGTGTTAGAAATTAGGTTCTTGAAATTCTTTCTCCAGTTCATCAACTCTATTAGCTTCACTAATGCCCCACTCCCTTAAGGTTGAATTAGATTCTCTCAGCTCTTCCAGATAGCCAATACATGCCTCTAATTCAGAAGACATTGAACAGGCGGCTTCAAATAATTCCTGCTGATCCATACATTTTAAATCCCTTTCTTTAAAAAGTTCCCATTTTATTGATTTGATATATCGGTCAATTTCAGGACAAGTATGTTCAATAGGCTCTCTTTTGTGTTTAGCCATATACTTATTTTTCTGCCCTTCCGGGCGGTGATTAATCGGGGTTAATGATTCGGTTGAGTAATGTCATCGCCTGCTCGTACTCAGGAACAAATTCTGTAATGTTTTGCTTGTTGCAGGAATCACAGAATTTTTCAAGCAGATCAAGCATTTCTGGCGCTGCGGCTATCAGCCGGGCGTTAGCATGTCCGTTTTCGGCGCTGCTGAATTGCTGATGTACGTCCGCAACCAATAATGCGGCGCGTCAGGACTGTTGCTGTGAATATTTATGCTAAACCCATTCTCGTATTCAGGGATTACTACCCACGGCCCAGGTGTGAATTGTTTATTCATTGTTTAATAGTTTACTTTATTCCACGCATTCTATATGCTGCGTACCATAATCTTCCGGGCGCTGATTTCTTGTCTTTGTCGCTTACCATTGAATCAACAAATTGTTTTCTTCTTTTTAATTTATCCAAATCAATCCACCATATAGAGCACCACGCCCAAATAGCAGAAAACAAATTTTGAATCCATCTATATAACAACATATATCAATAGTTTACTTTATCAGACCAGCAGATTATCTTATGTCTATATTCTTTCTCCAATTTTAATTACAAAATACTCTTTTCCTTTTTCAGCTCCCCATTCTGTGTTGCCAGTTGCGATTTCAATTCCTTCACATTTAAAAGTGATCTGCGGAATGGATGGATGAAAGTGGCCGCCGCGAGCAAAACGGATAGCATCAAATTGTTTGAAACCTATCCACTCTTTGAATGGCGAAACGTTACCGCGATCCCTATACTCAAACTCCATTAACCGTACTTTCCAGAAATCTTTTATCTCCCTATACTCTTCTTTCTTTATCCCCGCCTCAATCATATCATACCACTTTGCATTTAGTGTCAGGTTGAGTACTTTCATATCAATTGCATTTTGGGTAGTTGTCATCCGCACTTTTTTTCATCCAATGGATAACAAGAAGCCACATTATAGAGATAATGATAATTGAGTATAGTAGTTGCATAATGTATTTCTTTCACCGCCAAACCCCGCTCTGGTGGGTAGCGGGGCGGACGTGGGGGGGGTATTACTTTTCAATGCGAAAAGTAATACCCAAAAAAGGGAATTCAATCCAAATTCTGCGGCCTGACTTTTGGAAATGAAAACCTAATCCTTTGGAGTCAATTAATGGAATGTTTCGATAAATTTTCATATCTCTGCGTACCGCGCCCGGTTGTTTGGTTATTTTTATAAAACAAATATACGAACGTAGAATTGTATTTCCAAATATTTTTTATACTTTCGTAAAAAAATAGCTATATATGGAAAAAATGAGCACGGGGCAATATGGCGCCCTGATCGGAAAGACGCGCCAGGACGTACATTATATGATCAAAACAGGCAAACCGATGCCCGGCGTGAAAAAGTGGGAAACCATTGCCGGACGGGTGATCCTGACCGTGGAAAAAAATAATTTAAAAAAAGTTGGATAAATATTTGGACGCTAGTAGAATTGTTGTATCTTTGATTTATCAAAATAACCAAACAGATGTTCAACAACAATTTCTTTCAAAACAACGTAAAGTATACAAGATACCAAGCAGAGCAAAAAATGATTGAAAACGGATATACTGATTTTCAATTTACAGGGTGCTCGTTTTCAAACGGATCTTCTTTTTATTTTGATCTTCCTAATGGCGATGAAGTGCGCGTGAGTGATCACAGATTAACTGGAAGAAGGGCATTTTCGACAATTGAAATTCTTTTTGTACAACCTAAAAAAATGTCAATATGCGCGAAATAGGCCAACTCCCAGACCTTAGCAAATCAATGGATCTGTTATACATATCCACCGAGTTGGAGACATGCCAGCCTACAATAATAGGTATGGCGATAAAAGAAGGCCTTAGAAGGCGTTCTGTGAAAAATGTGTGCGAGATGCTGATAGACCATGTAAGGGACGGGCACCGGGATGCGGTAGCCTGGTGTGTGGGAGAAGGCGTTTTACAACGAATTGAAAAATTATTTTTATGAAAAATTATACATCATCAGCGTGCGTCTTGTTTAGCGATCGTCCTAATTTTATCGTACAAACCAGAGATTTTTTTTCGCATCAGTAAATCTTCTTTCGGTTGACGAAGATGATATATGCTTATGGCGCATAAAGTGGAAACAATAATTCTGGTTTTGGTTATTGGTACCCCGGCGTGTCTACGCTGGGGGTTATATCCGGTGATGGCGAAACGGTAGACGCACGAGTAAGGCAGAGTGGTAGCAGTGCCTGTTTGACGAAACTAAAGAGCTACCCAAAGAAGTTAAAAGGTATGGCGTGATTTGACTAAGCGCCGAGGCAAAGTAATACAAGCCGGAAATAATTTTTAGCCCTTTGCTTCTTGCAGGTTCGAATCCTGCTCACCGGACGATGGACGCTGACCACAAACAGCGCGTTGCTGGACGATACCCAGCTGGTGGAAGGCTATTCGCCCCAACGGTTAGGGTGTGACAACCCTAACCAATTTTTAACGCTAACAAATCAAAAAAAAATAAAATGAAATCAACGCAACTGTTCGATGCAAATCAATTCTATATCATCCGTGCAAAAGATGCCGGCGTTTTTTTGGGAAAGATTGAAAAAAAAGAAGGGTCTACAATATTGTGCAATAGCCTGCGACGTCTATATTACTGGGAAGGCGCATTGGATGTTACGCAGATTGCATCAAACGGGGTTTCTCTTCCTGGAAATTGCAAATTTTCAGTCCAGATGGGAGAAAATGATAAATCAATTATCGAGCAGTTAATAGAAGCCCACCCTGTTTCAGAAAAAGCATTGCAATCAATTAATTCAGTACCAGAATGGAAGCGTTAATTGATATTTTTTTGTCCGGCTCCGGCTCCGGCAGAGGCGACGGCTCCGGCAGAGGCGACGGCGACGGCTCCGGCTCCGGCTCCGGCTCCGGCTCCGGCTCCGGCTCCGGCTCCGGCTACGGCGACGGCAGAGGCGACGGCTCCGGCTCCGGCTCCGGCTCCGGCTCCGGCTCCGGCTCCGGCTACGGCGACGGCTCCGGCTCCGGCTCCGGCTACGGCTCCGGCTCCGGCTACGGCGACGGCGACGGCTCCGGCTCCGGCAGAGGCTACGGCAGAGGCGACGGCTCCGGCAGAGGCGACGGCTCCGGCAGAGGCGACGGCTCCGGCGACGGCTCCGGCTTACAATTAAAGACATTAAAAAATAAGCCAGTATATTACATTGATGAAATACCGTGCACATTTATTTCAATTAAAAATAATATTGCATCGGTACTCGTAATTGATACGAATACATTTCAAGTTAAGCAGCAGCAGTACGTCGCCAAATTCAACGGTAATTTTGCCCACGGTGACACCGTTAAAAAGGCCATTCAGGATGCAGAGCGAAAATACTATTCAACACTTGATACTGACTCGGCTATTGAAAAGTTCTGCGAAACGTTTAAGTATGGTGTCGAATACGACAACACAGAGTTCTACAACTGGCATACGATATTAACCGGATCTTGTGACATCGGAAAGGACGGTTTTATTTCGAATAGAGGTATCGACATAACAGGCAGGATGACACCTGAGCAATTTATAGAACATACCCGAAGTGCATATGGCGGAGATGTGATACAGAGGTTAGAAGAAGCATTTAAACAAAATTAAAACATCACGATACAAGTACTTAAAACAGATGGTAAAAAATTTGATATTGTTTGTGCAAATAACATCCATATTGGAGACACATTCCAGCATGGTTACAACCCCATAACTGAAAAACCATTCGTTTATTCTATCGATACCATAATTGAACAGCCGCGACCAGAAAGAACGTATGAAGGTTATAATGGAATCGTTCGTTCATGGGCGCGTGTAGCGGCCAGCAGGATTACCTAAGACGTACCTAACCAAGTATAGCCTATAGAAGGCCAGCAGTGTGAATTGCACGAGCAACCCCCTGCGCTCACGGCGTTGGTCGAACCAAACAGGGGATCTAATCATCATCAATACTTTTTATTATGCAACTTAAAAGAGCAACCCGTAAGAAGGTAAAGATCAAAATGGCCATATCCGCACCAACCGGATATGGTAAAACGTATTCAGCGTTATTACTGGCATACGGTATCACACAGGATTGGAGCAAGATTGCTGTTATTGACAGCGAAAACGAATCAGCATCGCTATACAGCGACCTGGGCGAGTACAACACAATCAACATGCAGCCGCCCTACAGCGTTGATAATTTCTGCAAGGCGGTTGATACGTGTGTTGAGGCAGGGATGGAGGTTATAATTGTGGATAGCACTTACCACTATTGGCACGGAAAGGGCGGCCTGCTGGAGTTCAATAATTCGCTCGGTGGCCGGTACCAGGATTGGGCAAAAACGAACGTATTCTACTTGAAATGGATGGATAAGATTTTGCAAACACCTGTACACTTTGTCTGTACGTCCCGTAAAAAACAAGCTTATGAAATAACAAAAGATGCCAGCGGTAAAACGGTTGTGGAAAAGAAAGGCATGGAAGATCAGATCCGCGATGGTTTTGACTATGAGATGACCATTGCTTTTACCATAAACAATGCTGCCCATATGGCTGAGGCTGCAAAGGATCGTACTCGTATGTTTTCCGGGGGTCAGGAGTTTATCATCAGCTCACAAACGGGCGAACTCATCCGCCAATGGTGCGAGGAAGGTATCGCCCCAGTTGATCCGAAAGCCGAAGCCATCGCCGAAATGTACGCAGCCGCTGATATGGAGGCGCTCAAAGCCTGCTGGACAAAGTGGAAGCAGTATCAGACTGATGCCATGTTCACGGCCGCCAAAGATGCCCGTAAGGACGCTCTGCGGTAGGTACAGACGCCATGAGCGCATAAATTAATTAACTAACTAAACACAAAAATATTATGGAAAAAATGACAACAATATCTATTCTGGCTATTTTCCAGACTACAAAAGAACAGCGCGAATCTTTTGTAAAAGATCTGATCGAGAGGATTGAAAACGGAGAGGCTAATCCATTGAATGTGCATATCCAATTAAAGGCGATTGAAGATATTCAGAATCGGCTCACTGATTCAAAAAAATATCCTGATACCGCTAATGTTTACAGGAATGCCCTGCTTGAAGCCGCTGAACCTTATGGTAAAAAGTTTGAGTACATGGGAGCAAAGATTGAGCAAAAAGAAGTTGGCGTAAAGTATGATTATAGCAAATGCGAAGATCCTGTACTTGCTAGTCTTGAAGCCGAAGCAGATGCGGCAGCAAAAGCACTGAAACAAAGACAGGATATGCTTAAAACATTGCCGTTATCGGGTACAACAATGGTTGATGAAGTGACCGGCGAAACATTTACCGCCTACCCGCCATCAAAATCATCAACTTCATATCTTGCTGTATCGGTATGACCGCCTTCGCCACATGGCTCACCAATCGCTACGAGACCATCAGTGGCAACTACAGGATGAGTTTGCAGACAATCGTGAGCACCTGCCAGCAGTGGGCGGAGGGGGCGATATGGGAAAGCAAACACACGCAGGCGGCACTGCAGGTGATGCAATCGGTCCCAGTAGAACCGCTGGGTAAGTTTCCTGGTGAAGCGACTGAGGAAGATAAACAATATTACGCTACCGCAAAAAAACCAGACTTTAAATGGATACTGAGCCAATACGAAAAGGAGTTGATGCGGTTAGAGCATATCTCCTCGAAGTAGGCGATTGCGTTTCGATAATGGGTAGGACTGCTACCGTTGTAGGTATAAAAGATGGGCAGTTTTTGATACGGCACGATGCATCAAAAAGAAAAGATGCCGATAATCTTTTAAAAATAGGCCAGCACTCACGCGAGTGGGTGAGGGTGGTAAAAAAATACCAGTTATGATTGAGCTTCACAATATCGACTGCATGGAGTATATGCGAACGTTGCCGGATAAGGCGTTTGAATTGGCGATTGTTGATCCGCCGTATGGGATAGGTGAAGATGGTAGAAAAACAAAAAGCAGAGAAGGATTTGTTTTGCAAAAAAACGGAAGTAAAAGATTTTTGCCAGCAAAAAAATATAAGGATGGGGGATATGATAATAAAAGCCCAGACCAAACATATTTTGATAACTTATTAAGAGTTTCAAAACGTCAAATTATATGGGGTGAAAATTATATGTTTTTTAACCAAAAAAACACATCAACCGGGAGAATTGTTTGGGATAAAGTAAATGGCCAATCAGATCAAAGTGATTGTGAAATCGCTTGGACAAACTGTATAAAATCGGTTCGATTATTTCCATACATGTGGGCTGGTTTTAAGCAGGGCAAAAGCTTGTCCGAGCCTAGGACGATGAATGGTAATATGAAAATTAATGAGCAACGAATACATCCAAATCATAAGCCCGTTGCCCTTTACAAATGGCTCCTCCACAAATACGCCAAACCAGGAGACCGCATACTCGATACTCATTTAGGAAGCGGTTCTATTGCCATCGCCTGCCATGATATGGGCTTCGATTTGGTAGGATGTGAATTGGATAAAGACTATTACGATGCTGCCTGTAAACGGATTAAAAATCATCAACTACAACAAAAACTATTTTAACCGAACGCGGCTACGGTTACCGCGCAATACATGAGAACGCATATCGTGCAGGACATTAACCTGCCATCGGGCACATGCGCCCTGATTAAAAAGCATGTACAAACCGGCGACCGTGTCGTATTTCAGACACAGGAGCAGGAAATTACTGTAACCGCTAAAACCGTCACTACTGGCCCCGGACTGATGAAAGGATGGGCACTGGTTGAATGGGAAAAGGAGGTAGATAATGGCTAACAAGATGATCGGCGCATCGCTATGTCTTAGCGACATAAACGCAATGGCAAAGGCTGGCCACTCCGCTTTTGTCCGGGGGAAAAACGGTAAGATCTACTTCAACGTAACACAGTGGATCAATGAAGAAACTGATCAGTACGGAAACCACACGTCCTACCAGCTTAACAGCCATAAGGATAAGCGGGAAGAGGAAAAAGCCACTTATGGTAAGTGTTATATAGGTAACGGTAAGTGGCTGGAAGCGGCCGGGCCTGAGCATATTGCACCAGGTGCTGCAGATGTGCCGGCAGATGATGATTTGCCGTTCTAACACATTACCTTCGCAATGCCCGCCGAACTGGAAGTAGTGACCCACTTCGGTGGGTAGTCTTTAACGACATCACGGCCTCCGCGTCACTACCGCGGGGGCTTTTTTATTTTTATGCCAAAATATAAATTAGGCTGCAAAGCAGGAGTCAAATATGTGTATATACTTGAATCCAAATCTGAAAAAATAATAGCCACAACATACTCTATCCCAAATGGGAAAATGATAGTGGAAGCGTTAAACCTTTTAGGAAAACAAAAGAAAGGAAAATGAACTTCACCCTTAGGCCATACCAACAAAAGTTTGCAGACGATATTATAAGTGCGCTTGCCAAGTACAAGAAAGTCATAGCATGCGCGGCAACCGGTAGCGGGAAAACAAAAACATTCATTTATCTCACTCACCGCGCACACAGCAAAGGACTAACGGTACTCATCCTTACTGAATCTTCAAAGATATACGATCAGTTGACAACCGAACTGCACGCCGGTAATATTGAAAGCAGCAAGAAAGACTGTGCACTTTTGCAAGGTCATATATACATAGCCATGGCACAGACATTGGCAAGGCGCAAAAAAATGATTGCTTCGCTTATAGCCGCAGGTAATCGGCTACTTGTCATCACTGACGAGGCGCACATCGGAACACCTACAAAGTTACTACAGCAACTCCCAAACGCATTACACATAGGATTCACAGCCACACCTGACTGGCGCGTAGCAAAACATCTACCATTGCTATATAATGCCTGTATCGTTGGACCGCAGCCGGAGGAGCTGGTGCAGTCTGGTCACCTGGTCCCATATCGACACTTTGCGCGCGTATCAGCTGACCTTGATGCACTGAAACTCCAATCCGGAGAGTTCACCGAAGAAAGCCAAGAGCGGGCATTTGAGACCGCTAAGGTTTATAACGGCATCATCACAGACCTTCGTACGCTACCATATCGTAAAGCAATTATTTTCACCAGTTCAATTAAACACTGCCAGCACGTATCTGAAGAGCTGGGCCGTGCCGGCATATTGAACATTCAGATACACAGCCAACGGCCATCAGCTGAGCAGGAGTTTGATATGATGCGATTCCGCGACCTTAACAGCAGCATAAACGTACTTGTATCAGTTGGTATACTTACTAAGGGATGGGATTATCCGCCGCTTGATCTTGTGGCTATACTTCGCGCCACTACATCTTTACCTCTATACATGCAGATGATCGGACGCGGCAGTCGTACATATCCAGGTAAGGAATTTTTCACCGTCATTGACTACGGCGGTAATTACCAGCGGCACGGTCTGTGGGACGCAGAAATAAACTGGCAGGATAAATGGCAGGAGCAAAAAAAGAAAAAAGAAAAGCAGGCTGCGCCTGTAAAAATGTGCCCGGAATGCGACTTTATAAATCCGTCATCAGCGCAAGTGTGCAAAAATTGCGGCTATCGGTTCCCGGCACCCGAACCAACAACACAAGAGGATACGCAACTGATTGAAATAACTGCGGCCTACAGACAACTGGTAGGCCGTGCCATCAGTAGTTTATCGCCTCAAGAACTGGCTATCTATGCCCGTTTTAAAAACAAACGCGCATTCGCTATCCGGGTCGCCCGTCATCATTACCAAGCCGGTCAAATACACTATCTTCCTGCATTCGCAGAGGCGATGGGGTATAAGCCAGGATGGGCGCATTTTCAAAGCCAATCGATACCGAACAATGAAATTATTGAGTTCACCGATATAACACTACGCTAATGTCATTACAAACTACATGGCCTGCAGTACAGGCACTGCTTCAACAAGGATTATCGATCATCCCCGTACGGGATAAACAGCAGGGAGACCTCCCTGCAAAGACGCCATATAAAGGATGGAAACAATACCAGACAACGCGGATAACAGAATCTGATCTGTTTGCCGATATGGACCGTTTCGATACAACAGCGGTTGCCATTATATGCGGTATCGTAAGCGGCAACCTTGAATTGATAGATATTGACGTTAAATACAAACCAGGTATTGACGCTATTCTACTCTCTGACCTTCGAACACTTTACCCGGATATCTTTCGCCGGCTGCGTATTCATAAAACGCCATCCGGTGGCTACCACATACTTTACCGGATCCAGGACCCTCCCCGCGAATTTCCCGGCAATCATAAGTTAGCGGGCCGTCCATCCACGCCGGAAGAGCTGGCTGCTGTACCAAAGACAAAAACACGCAATTTCATTGAGACCCGCGGCGAAGGTGGTTATGCACTTGCCCCGCCTTCAATGGGCTACACCGTCAGTCAGGACGAGCCAATACCTACGCTCACCTGGGCAGAACGATGCAGTATCATCACGCTTTGCAAGATGTACACCGAGCTGGCCGATACCGCTACGCCGCACCGGCCCAGTCAACGCGAACAGGATTACTACAGCACCAATCCCTTCGACCATTTTAACAACGGTCCCGCCGCGCTCGATGTATTGACCGCAAACGGTTGGAAGGAGGCAGGGCACAATAGTAAATTCATCTGGTACACACGACCAGGCAAAGACAAAGGCATATCAGCCAGCTTCAATCTTTCGAAGCGCGTCTACTTTATTTTCACATCATCAACCGACTTTGACGAGAGTAAAGGATACAACCCCGCCACGGTACTTTCCATCCTGCAGCACAACGGCGACCGTAAAAGAACATACGCCTGGCTGGTTCAAAACGGATATGGCATCATTCGACAGGATGTGGAGCATCGGTTGGCAAAGAAGCAGGCAGCAGCAGGACGGCCATTGCCGGCAAATGCCTCCCCCGAAGCAGTGGCCGAGTACGACACTACCCGCGCACTGTTGCAGTCAACCTACCCATATGGCACCTACTGGCAGATCGATGATGAAGGTAAATTAAGGATCAGTCGCGAGCATCTATACCGGGTCGCAGATGGGTTGGGATATAAGGTACATAACAACGAACCTGTTCACATCACCGGCTACCGTGTTACAAAGGTAGATCCGCGCCATCTATGGGATGCGCTTCGCGATTACGTGAAGGAAGACGAGTGTGACGATATACTCAACGCACTGGAGGCATTTATTGAGGCGCATGGAAAATACACCATCAGCCGCCTGCATCCATTCGATACCAGCCAGCTAGTACGTGACACAAGCCATACGGCGTACAAGTTCTATCAAAATGGTTATCTTTTTATCACCCCACAAGAGTACAGCTATCAGACCTACGATACGCTCAGTGGCCTGATCTGGTCCCACGATATACTACAGCGCAATTTCCATCACGGACCTGCAGCCGGCCGATATGTTGAGTTCCTGCAACATGCCATCGGCGAAACAGAGACTGCACGCGCCGCCATCGGGTACCTGGCGCATCAATACAAAGACGAAACAACCGGTTATATCATCACCCTGACCGAAGAATGCCCGGATCCGAAACAAGGCGGCGGTAGCGGTAAAAATGTGTTCTGCAGCCTGCTTGGGCTCACCACGTCCTTTAAGTCAATTCCCGGCAGCCAGGTGAAGTTCGATGAGAAGTTTCTTAATGCCTGGGACGGCGAACGGGTACTGGCATTATCAGATGTGCCAAAGGGATTTGATTTCGGCTTCCTGAAAGAGTTAACCACCGGTTCCGGGGTGCTGAAAAAGCTATTCAAAGACGAAATAACGGTGCAGGCGTCCGATATGCCTAAATTCATCGTGCAGACCAACTACAGTTATACTGTTACAGATGGCGGACTGAAACGCCGCATCATACCCATCGAGTTCACTGATTTCTTTACCCGTTGCGGGGGCGTAGACGTTTATTTTGGCTGCCACTTTCCAAAGGGGTGGGAGCTGGCAGACTGGATCGGGTTTGACAACTATATCGCCGGCGCTATCAGCTACTGGATGGCAGGGGGCCTAAAGCTGCACCCGAAACCACTGACTGAAGGCGGCTGGCTGAAGCAGTTCGAGCACAGTTACGGGCAGGTAGTGTACGGTATCATTAACGAACATTTTGACAGGTGGCTGGAACTGGGAGAGGTAACTAATGAGGCCTTTAAGTCAGACATTGATGCCTACTTTCGCGAAAATAACACGCCGATCGGATATCGTCCGTCAATGCACAAGATCACAGGCGCACTTAAAGTATGGTGTGATCACTACAAAAAACAGTTCATTGCTGACCAGATGAAACGCGAGAACGGAATACCTGTAAAATACAAATGGTTTGGTAATCAAGATGATACGCCTTTTTGACGTAACGAACGTAACGGATCGTAACGGACGAACAACCGTTAGTCGTTACATTATAAATACAATGATTATCAATAAGTTATTTATATGTGTAACGATGAAACAGATATATTTCTATTAAATACGAGAAAAATAATATTATATATATAATAATGTATTATCGTATACATACACACATGATGCGCACATGTGTTGCCCCGTATAGTAATAATATAGCCAAAATAATCGTTGCGTTCGTTACATTCAACATTATCAATGACTTAGGTCGTTACAAAGTCGTTACAGATTCGTTACAGAGTCGTTACGGAAAAAATGGCAGTTTATGACCGAAGAAAGACTACAATCAGAGTTCTGGGCCTGGGCCTGGAACACCCACCCGCAGGCCAGGCGCCATATGTGGGCGGTCCCAAATGGTATACACACATCCGCACCGCAGGCCGCCAAGGCGCGCGCCACTGGACTACTCCCTGGCGTATGGGACCTGCACCTATTCTGGCGCGGACAGTTCCATATCATCGAAACAAAGACCGGAAACAACGCTCTGACGCGCGATCGGATAGTGAATGGAAGAAAAGTGTTTGGTCAGTACGAATGGGGCGAAAGAATGGCCTCCCACGGCGCTCACAGGCACATCTACCGCACTTTGGAAGAAGGGCAGCGGATATTTGAATCGATTATACTAACTTAGCGGGTATGGCAGCACCTATCGGCAACCAGTTCTGGAAACTACGTAGCAAGCACGGAAGAAGCAGGATATTTGAAACACCTGAGCTGATGTGGGAGGCTGCTTGCGAATATTTCGAATGGTGTGATAAAAATCCTCTTATCGAGGTTGATTTCAGGGGGAAGGATGCCACCCAGGTAGAACTGCCTAAGATGCGTGCATACACGTTACAAGGTCTTTGCCTATACATGGATGCCTCAACTGATTTTTGGAGGGGTTTTAGAAAGGACGCACCAAAAGAATTTTCACCGGTCATTGCGCGTATAGAGGAAATTATCTATAACCAGAAGTTCTCAGGAGCGGCCGCTGGCTTCTTAAATCCAAATATTATCGCCAGGGATCTCGGACTATCAGACAAGACCCAAACCGAGCTGACCGGTAAAGACGGTGAACCGTTGTCGCCGCCGGTGATTCACATACACATGCCGCCTGGTGACTAAAAGCATCTACATACGATTGACGCTGACCGCGAAGAGAACCTATACAGCCATACAGCAAGGTTACAAAGTGATTGTGAACGAAGGTGGCGCACGTAGCGGGAAATCATACGGCATCATCATGCTGCTGATACTTATTGCCATGCAGCGCAAAGTGCGCGTTAGCATCGTCTCCCACTCACTGCCACATATCAAACGCGGTGCCTATCGCGATTTCCGGGAAATAATGGAAAAATGGGGATTGTGGAATGACGATAATTTCAGTTACACCGAGTTCGTATATACTTTCAAAAACGGCAGCTATATCGAATTGTTTGGCCTGGAAGATGAAGGGAAAGCCCGCGGCCCAGGCAGAGATATACTTTTTATCAACGAGGCAAATCTGATCAGAAAGATCCTGTATGACCAGCTGGCCATGCGGACAACTGAGATGATACTACTCGATCTCAACCCGGCCGATATTGATTGCTGGTGCTATAAAGTGGCTGATGACCCTGCAAACAAAAAGATACACTCTACCTATCTTGACAATAAATACTGGGATGAAGCGGAAAAAAAATGGGTGAGCAATCTCACCGATTTTCAGCGCAAGTCGATCGAAGCGTACAAAGAGGCGGACCCCTTCATGTGGGACGTTTTTGGCCTTGGCCTTCGCGGCAAATCAACTGTCACGATATATACCCACTGGAAACTATGTCAGGGCCTGCCGATGCGCGGGGAAATATTCTATGGACAGGATTTCGGTTTCGCGGTCCCTGCAGCGCTGGTACGCGTTGAGCTGTTTGACGGCGCCATATACGCCGAAGAACTGGTTTACCAGGACCGGCTTACTAATCCCGATCTGATAGAAAAATACAGATCGTCCGGCGTATCTTTTTCAGGGGAGATATTCTGCGATGCTGCAGAGCCGAAAACGATAGAAGAGATCTGCAGGTATGGCTACAATGCCAAGCCGGCAGACAAGGACGTTTGGGCTGGCATCCAGAAAATAAAATCGATGCCCCTGTATATTACGGAAAATTCGGTTAATTTGCTAAACGAAATAAAGCAGTACAAGTGGAAGGTTGATAAAGAGGGCAACGTGCTGGCGGCAGAAGAGCCGGTGAAGATAAACGACCACGCCCTTGACGCACTCCGCTATGCTGTGTTTACGAAATTATCCGGCCCTGAGTATACATGGGTCGCCATCTAATTAATCCGCACAAATGAGCATATACGGACAGCTGGTACGGCTAAGCAGAGCGTTTTTTGGAAGAATGCTGAGTACTGGCGTTCGAGTATTCACGGTATCAACACCGGAGGTGTACTCGAAAATTGATAGCCAAACGGCCATAAACAAAGGGTTCAACGACAATACGGCTGTATACTCAATTGTTTCAAAGGACATAAAAAAATTTTCCTCCCTTCCACGATATCTATACGACAAACGTCAATCGGAGGTAAAAGCATACACAGCCATTCCGAAATGGTTAGCCGAAAACAAAGCAGCAAAAAGGTTCGAAGGCGCAAATAAGCTACAGCAATTACTGCAGCGTCCTAACCAATATCAAGGCCAGGACGCTTTTTTCGCAACGGTCCGGGCGTATTACAAGATATGCGGTGAGGCGTTTATATGGCTCAATCGTGGAGATATTGAACAGTATAGATTGCCAGACGGATCGCTTGACGACATGAAGATAAACAGGATGCCGGTTATCGAGATGATACCATTGCCAGCCAATTATATTACGATCATCCCTGATCCTGAGAACTTGTGGGGTGTCGAAGGGTATATACTCGAAGCAGGCGAACGTGTTGCCATTCGAAAGGATGACGTGATCCACTGGAAGAGCGTCAATCTTGACTTTGATGCAGGGTCCCGCACGCATCTGCGTGGCATGCCTCCTTTGTCACCCGGATCAAAAACACTTGCTGAAAACAATAGCATGTCCAAGGCGGCTATGCGGCAAGCGCAAAACAATGGCGCTGCCGGCGTGCTATACAATGAGACGTTGGATAAAATGACGCCAACCCAGCAAACGCAATTAAAAAATACTATTGATGCTAAAATAAACAACAACGATATATCAGGCGCTATCGCAGCCATGCAGGGCAAGTGGGGGTATCTCGATATAGGTCGCAGTGCAAAAGACATGATGCTTATTGAGGGTCAAAAATTCTCCTGGCAGGAGCTGTGCTTTTTATTTTCCGTACCCGTTGAATTATTTGACCCCGCCGTGACCTACGCCAATAAAGAGTCCGCGCAGTTTGGATGGATCACCAACGACATTTACCCAGACTGCAAGCAATTGGACGATGAAATGAACAGGGTGTTGCCGAAAGCGTTCAATCTCGAAAGTCAGGTGTATATAGGTACGGATTACACACAACTACCGGAGGTGCAAAATGTGCTGGTAGAAGCGGCCAAGTCAATGCAGGAACTATGGTGTTTGTCTCCGGACGATGTGCGCGAATTTTTGAACTATGAGAGACTGGGAGGGAAGTTTAGCGAACCGTGGGTAGTGAACGGGCGAACGCCACTAAGCGACACAAGCGATGGATCTGATCAACTGCTAAACGATATTCGAAATGAACGAGCAGCAGCTATGGAAGGAGGCGTATGATATGTACCCTGAACTGGCCAGGGAGAAAAAATGCGCAACACTCCGCACATTGCGGGGGCAACTGAGGAAAAAATATGTAGATGACCGCAAAAGAGAAATACAGCTACTGGCTGGCAACGGAGCGCAGGATGAAATCCTTCGAGCGAGAGTACCTGCCCGGGATGGTGAAAATATTGCGCCAGGCGTATAAAAACGCAGCAACGGCATTGCGAAAAGGTAGCATAGAGCAACACCTGAGCAAGATGGACGTTGTGCCCGGCATTGGCGCATATATAATGGAAATGTATACGGTTGTCGGTTCTTTTTATGCAAGAAAAACACTCCGAGAGATCAACGCCAGCGCTGTTGAAAAAAAGGCAGATGACCAGTGGATAGCCGATATCATTGAATACTTTCAAACATATCTTCTCAACAAAGCGGTGCTGCCGATACGGCAAACGACTATTGATGATGTGCGGAAGATATTAGAAAAAGGGGTTAGAGAGGGATGGGGCATTGATAAGATGGCCTTTGAGCTAGATCATACAGAGCTGTCAGTATCCAGAGCCAGAACCATCGTTAGAACGGAGTTGGGTAAGGCGCAGTTTGAGGGCAAGAAACTGGGCGACTCGGCCGCCGAGTGGGAGACATGGAAGTTTTGGATATCTGCGGACGATTTTCGCGTTAGAGACACCCACCGGGTAATGAGCGACAAGCGTGTAGACAGCGGAGAGAAATTTGCAGTCCCAAGAAAGAAAGGCGGGTTCGATATGATGGAGGGCCCATGCGACCCTGAAGGCAGCGCCGAAAACGTGATCAACTGCCGGTGTACGCATACTTACCGGGCAAAAAGAGATGCTAACGGTAGATTGATTAGGAAAAGAAAAATATCTGTAATTTTACCGCAGGAGGTCAGCCGTAGGCGGCCTTCCACGGTTGTAACCGTATAATTCAACCTTATGAAAGAAATAAAGTCGATCGGCTTTGAGGTCAAAGACTTCAGCAAAGAAAAGCGTACAGCAATAATTGCTCATGCCGTCTACAACAACATAGACCGAACAGATGATATTTCTACAAAGGGAATGTTCAACTCCTCTTGGTCAAGAAACGAAATGGTTGCGTTTTACTTGAACCATGACGACAATCTTGCACCGGGTAAGGTGATGCGAACATTTGAAGACGAAAACAAGGCATACACGCAGGTAAAGTTTGGCAACTACACGCTCGGAAATGACGTACTGGAAATGGTTGATTTCGGTGTCATCACCGGCGCATCATTTGGGTTTGAAACGGAGAAAAAAGATTTCATCACCAAAAACGGTCGAAAGGTACGCCGATTACTGCAGGTAAAGCATATCGAAACATCGCTGCTTACCAAGCAGGCGGCCAACCCACTTGCCGGCATTGTTTCTTACAACAAGTCTTTTGAAAACAAGCAGCTAAATGATGCCGAGCGTTCAGCGCTTGCAGATATAGCCGAAGCGGATCAAAACGTACTGGAGATGCTTATCCGTCTTTCAGGAAACCTTTCTCCAAAAGATGATCTTTACGAGTGGGTAAGCTGGAACATTTCCCGCCGCGCTGACTCTATGAGCGCTATACGCAGCTACATAAAGTACAGCGAATCACAGATAAAATCTATAAAATCACACATGGATGTACTGGAGCGTTTTTGCCGCGACACTACAGCCAGTGATGCAACGATATTCAACGTACAACGTACGATTGAAGAGTACAAAAGCATTCTTTCTGCACACGATACCGGTTCTACTCCGCTGATCACGGACGGGGAGCCCAGCGTTAAGGAGTTCTCGAATGCGCTTCATTTGTTAACGCTAAAAATGTAAAATCATGTCAGAAATCAAAGAAGCCGTTGACTCGATTGAGAAGCTCGTAAAAGACTACAAGAGCGAAATCAGCGATAAGATGGCAAAAGAAATGAAACAATTGTCTGAAGAGGCAGCCAAAGAAAAGAAGGCGCTCACGGACAAGGTAAACGAATTGAACTTAAAGGTTGCCGAAAAAGATGGCACCATCGCGGACATTCAGCAGGAAGTTGCCGAACTGAAAGCTAAAGGGGGGCGCTTCAAAGGCGGATCGCAAAAGTATGAAGGCCTGCGTGCCACAATTGCCAACTGTGTAGCATCTGCCATCGGCGAGTGCAAAGCAGATATTGAGAAATCAGCCGGCGGTGTGCTGATGCGCCCCCATGAAATCAAAGCGGTAGGCCCGATCCTTTCCAGCAACCTGTCCGGAGATAACTATATCTCTTATCTCGACTGGCAGCCGGGTATGGAGCCGACCGGACAATTCCACTTCCGCAACCTGGTGCGCACGATCATGAGCGATACTGATTTTATCCAGTATCCCCGTGCCAACAAACCTATCGGAGAAGGATCATTCGGCCGCACCGCAGAGAATACCACCAAGCCGCAAGTGGATCGCGACTATACTATGCAGACGCTGACCCTGCTGCCGATGGCTGCATATGCGGTTGTCAGCCGTCAGTCGCTGCGTAATATCGTTTTCCTGCAGAGCTGGCTGCCCACGTCCCTCATGGACCAGATGGAGGACAGCGAGGACACTGATTTCGCCAACACCCTGGTAGCGGCTGCATCAGGTAGCACAAGCACCACGAAAACGGAAGCGCCTGAGAAGATTATCAGCTACATGAAAAATCTGATCAAAGGCAAATACAACCCTAACGGTGTAGCCGTAGATCCTGACGTGTGGGAAGACTTTCTGACCTTCCGCCCGGGCACCAACAAGGAGATGTATAGCCTGCCGTTTGTTGCCGGTGTGACCCCCAGCGGTCAGGTAACGGTTCTCGGCCGCCCTGTATATCCCGTAAACTGGCTCTCTGGCCGCCGCATCGTTGCCGGCGACTGGACAAAGGCAGCGATCGTGCAAAGCGAGGGCCTGGTGCTTCGCCAAAGCGATAGCCACGCGTCTTTGTTTACCAGTAATGAAATTGCATTTTTGCTGGAAAGGACCGAGGGCTTGGCTATATTCAGGCCGGATGCGTTTGTCACGGCGGTTGTATAAGAGTAAATTCTTTATACTAAGCGGCATATATTAAACCAAGCCGGATAATTTTTATTATCCGGCTTTTTTATATCAATATCGTTATGTACATTTGATTCGTCATCGACCCGCTGGCTTAGCTGTGAAGGCTTGCGGGTTTGTTTCGGCAAACTAAATGCCCGGTTATAGTCCTCACAGCCTATGCCGGGCTATTTTATTTATGAAACAGTTTATCATTTTTCTGATTACCGTTTACGCGGTCGCTGGATGTAATCCTGATCATCCTAATCCCAACAAAGTGAGGGTATGGGTAGAGCAGATACCATACGACAACGGAGGAGAGCTCTGGACCTTCACATACAGGCTGCACTTTGATAAAAAAATAGAAAGTGCGGCAACGGTAAACATAAAATACCGGATGAAAGTAGCCAACGTACCAAATGTTGCAGGAGCGGGTGGTAGTTATATCATTGAAAAATCGTATCAATATAATATTGATGCAAACGAAGCGCTGATCACCAATACAGAGCTGTCAAACCCATTGTTTATAACAACCTGCGATCTGCAGATTGTAAATATTACCGACCAGATTATAGGTAGTTATGTGTTTGAGGTCGATAATAGCATGCAGCAAAAGTGTGAAGTAAAATGAGGATTCTGTGTATCAACATAGACGAAGACCTTCAGTCATGGGACCAATCCTGTGAACAGTTTGACCGCTTCAACCTGGATGTTGAGCGGGTGAGCGCGGTAGTTGAGGATAATCGCCCGCTTGCATTCAATAAGTCGGTGTACAAGTGTATGCAGATTGCCCGTGGTGGGCCGCTAATGCTATTTGAAGACGATGTAGTATTCGAGCCTGGTATAGAGGCCTGGCAGCTACCGTGGAAGGAGTTGCCCGATGATTTTATGACGCTACATTTAGGTTGTAATATCATCGGGACGACAGGAAGGGACTGGCAGTACCCTACAAAGTACTCACCTAATCTATGCCGTTTGTATAACTGCTGGCAGTCACACGCTACGATATATAGCGCAGAGTGCGTGCAGTACATTCTTGATAATATGCGCACAGATATACTGGATGAACAAAATAATATCTTTGACGACTGGTTACGCAGAAATGTGCTGCATCAGGGCAGGTCATACTTACTTAATCCAATGATTGCTTACCAGCGGCCTCGACACTCCACTATATGGAATGTTTCGGCGGATTACACCGGCCCGCATAAGCAGGGCAATGAGTGGCTTAAAAATAATATACGATGATTATAGGTGTTACATTTTCGGATCCAAGAATGACGCGAAGCGCTGAGCTGTGTTCGAGATCAATGCTGGCCAATGGCGTTGATAAGGTATGGCAGCAGAACCCAAACACTATTAGTGACGACTTTGTGCGCATGAATCGTCATATATTGAACCATGAGCGCGGCGCTGGGTTTTGGCTATGGAAACCGTACTTTATCGATAAAGCGATCAATGAGCCGTCTATTGCTGATGGTGATATCATCGTATATGCAGATGCTGGTGTCGAGTTCGTAGCCAACGTATCACACATTATTGACCGTATGGATGAGGACGTGTTTTTGTTTACTAACGGCTTTTCGCATGCTGAGTGGTGCAAAGGGGATGTTTGGCGTTCCATACTACCAGTAATTATGCCGTTTGATATATATAAGCAAGTTCAGGCATCCGTTCTATTTATCCGGGTGACACCGCGCACGCGAAAGTTTATACGCGAGTGGCTGCTATGGTGTCAAATGCCCGGTCTTATAGATGACAGTCCGAGCCAGTCGCCTAATTATCTTACATTCGCCGAGCACCGGCACGACCAGGCGATACTGACGTGCCTGCAGATTAAGTATGGGTATAAGCTGCACTTCTGGCCAACGAATTATAGCGAACATATCCGCCATACGGCGCAGCCGGAGGACAACTACCCAACATTATTCAATCATCACCGAAAAAGAAATAACGAATGGTAAGCAAAGAGCAATGGCAAAAAGCGCAAGAGGCTGAGCGGCGTTTTCATTCGGACGATTTCGATAAAGGGTTCGATCACTATGCAAGCAGTTACGCGCAATACTTTCATCATCTCGGAATGGATTTCGATTTGAAAGGAAATGTAGTTGTGGAGATCGGACCAGCAGATTTTCCGGCACTCGCCTATTGCTTCAATGTCGGATTGGGCAGCCTCATAATAGAGCCAATGCCATCGGAGCATTTGAAGCGTTTCGACTTACCTATTGTAGAAAGAATGGCTGAAGATGTTGAGTATATTGCGGATGAGGTATGGCTATTCAACGTGCTGCAGCACGTCATCGACCCATACGCCATTGTTGAGCGCGCCAAAAAGCAGGGGAAGGTGATCCGTTTTTTTGAGCCAATCAACTACGGTATTGACGAATGCCATCCGTGGAATCTGACGGAGAAAATGTTCCGGGAGTGGTTTGGCGATTGCGTGAAGATATGGGAAGCCGGGCAAGACGTAACCAACTTCCACACCTGGCAATGCGCTTATGGGACGTGGGTAAAATAAGATATTATGTTCGGATTCGATCCAAAAGATGCAGCGCATTTACAAAGCAACTACAATGAGTGGAAGGCTAACGTATTGCGTACATTACAGGTAGACGTGGATCTTTCAAAGATTGGTGTTTCGTCAGAAAAGATTGATTTGCTTGTCAACGGCATATCCTATGCAATGAAAAATAATAAAATATTTGCATTGTTCATTGAAGAAAAAGGCAAACTGCAAAGCCTTGTTACGTTCATCCCTGACTCTAATAAAAGCAATCAGGCTGGTATAGTTACGGTTTATGCCAGCAGGCTGCATTTTATAAATGCTATAAAACTAGTTTGCATTACTCACCACAACATATACATACATGAAGAAGACAATACTCAGCTACAGAGCCAACATCTACTCCCAAAACGGTGAGGATGGAATTATCGCTGAATCCATTAAGCGCATTGGCATGACCAACAAGGTAGCTGTTGAATTCGGTGGCCACGATGGAAAGTTTTGCAGTAACACCCGGGCACTTGCTGATATTGATTGGCAGGTATATATGTATGATGTCAACCCGGTGCCACCTGTAATCAAAAAAGAAATTACTCCGGAAAACGTCAATGAGCTGCCTCCGTGCAGTGTGCTTAGTATTGATATTGACGGAAACGATTACGCGGTATGGGCGGCGTATGAAGGCGATCCCGATATTGTGGTGATCGAGATAAATAGCAGCTTTCCTCCTGACCAGGAATCGTTTCACGTGGAACATGGCGCATCGTTTGCGACAATGAACCGGCTGGCAGAAGATAAGGGGTATTTTTTGATCGCGCACACAGGTAATTGTATTTACGTCCGCAACAAATACCGGGAATTATTTCCCGATGCAGACCAAACATTTAACAATTCATGGTTATGAAGGGAGTCCTCACCAACACATCTATAGGAAGATATGGCCGGTTCGGAAACGCTTTGTTTCAGATCGCTGCGCTGATCGGTATTGCCCGTGACCAGGGGTTTGAATGGGAGCTCCCGCGGTTTGTCAATATAGACCATAAGGAACGTTTCGGATCAGACGAAGAAATTGATGTGCACACCCACCTTCTTAATCAATGGCCGGAGCGTGATCCGCGACCGTTTCCTGAGCGGCATTACCCGTGGGGTTATCACACAGTACAATTGCCGTTCGGCAACTGGGATCTGCGCGGGCACTTTCAGGATGAGCGATACTTTAAGCGACACATTGACGAGGTACGCCATGTCCTGACGTTCAAAGATGAGCCGCGGCCAAACGATTATGTTGCCATACATTACCGAGCCGGTGATTATATCGACGACCCTAATGCGTATCATCCGCGTTGCAGCCGTGAGTATTATGAGCAGGCGATGTCCTTGTTTCCAGGGAGGAGATTTTTGCTTTTGAGCGATGATGTTACCGAATGGGTAAAGATGATGGGGGTTATCCCCGGCGTTGAATTTGCTGGTAATCGAACAGAAACAGATTGTGGCGTTTACGTTAATAAAAACGACTATCTTACCGACTTCAAGCTAATGAAATCCTGTCACTCATTTATCACCGCAAATAGCAGCTATTCGCTGATGGCTTCAATCCTGGCCAACCAGCCAGGTAAGCAGATTGTCTGCCCCAAACGTTGGTTTGGTCCTTCCGCCGGCATCACCTTTGAAGGGTATCCGCAGGAGGCGGTAGTGATATGAGAATCCTTGCCTCGGTCCACCTATTCCTCCCGCGCCATAACTGCGGTAGCGAGGCCATGCTTTTTCACATACTCAAGTACCTGCAATCAAAAGGGCATCACTGTCGTGTACTATTGCACC